CCTGTGTTCCTCGGCCAGCTTCGCTTCCTCGGCTTGCTGCTCGGCCTGCATGGCTTGCGCGACATGCTCGTTCCACTTCGCGGCAATGTGTTGACCGGCCTTCTTCGGAATGCCCGCTTCGTACAGCCATTCCGCGGCCTTCTTGGCGAACTCGCCCTGGTCGCCTTGAGGGACGGGGAGTTCGTATTGCGCAGGGGCTTCTGGCCGGCCGAGGCGCGCATGCACCTTGTTCCAGCCCTCTACGTCGGCGTCATCGCTCGGGAGGACGACGGTCCTGCCAGCCCGGTCGGCGCCGATCATCTTCTCGGCGTTCATGTGGCCCTGGAGGCCCAGCGCGGCGATCTTAGCCGGGTCGCCGAGGTCGTAGCCCTTGCCGGCGGCCCAGGTCTTGACCGTAGGGTCAAGGGTGTCGTGCCAGGATTGAGCAGGAGGAGCGGCAACGGGAGAAGCAGCCGGCGCAGGAGATGCGGCCGGCGCTGCGGTGACAGCGGTATCGGTCATTGGTCAGCTTTCATGGCGAAGGTCTGCATCTCTTCGCCTGTGTTGAGGTTGCGGAATTGCTGGATGTGCAGCCAGACCTGTCGGCGCCCTTCGAGGATCGCCATATTCATCATGTCGGCCGTGCCTACCGTCGTGCGGTTGGCACAGCAGAAGTTCGCCAGTTCATCCAGCACCTCGTCAGCAGCGGGCCCGTGGAACACCGCGCGATAGGCCAGCGCCTTTTTGACCCGGTCGCTCACTGCTGCGGCACCCCGCGGTAGTTCTGGAGTTGCACGAGGTTCTTCGCGGTCTCGCTGACGACCGGTGCGGCTTCAAGCAATTGCGCGGCCTGCGCCTGCGTGGCGCGCTGCTCCTTCATCGCTTCCATCTCTTCGTCATCGCGGACGCACAGAGCAGGGATGCCGTTGATCTCGCCGAACTGCTTTGCCATCTCGGGCAGGTTGAACGCGTCGAGCACGGACGGATCGACCTGCGCCAGGGGCGTGAGGAATTCCACCGTGCGCGCGATCGCGACGCCCTCGGCGGCTCTCATCGCCTTGCGTGCCGGGCTGGTGTAGTCGAACTTGAACTCGCCCGCGGCGCTCTGGAGTTCTGGCGGCTCGGGAGGTAGAGCACCGGCGGCGCCGAGCAACTGAAGCTCGCGCATGGTCATCGGGCCCAGCCCGCCAGCCTCCACCCGGCCGACGATCGGCGCCATCTGCGTGGCCCGTTCGTTGACCAGCTCGAGCGCCTGCGTGGCGGTCATCTGCGGGTTCTCGACCAGCGCGCGGAACACATCGAGGAAGAAATTCGCCCCGATGATCTCCCGCTCTTTGTCCATCATCTCGATAGACAGGCCCACGTCGGCCCCGGTGATGAGCGGCGCTACCTGGGGTGTGCCGTTCACCATTCCGCCGTAGTTGATCTTGCCGGGCGCCATGCTGAAGCCAGGCAGGAGCCCATCATCGGCGGCCAGCAGCGGCGGTTCGGCGATCTTCTGCGCCGCATCGAGCAGCGTCTCCTTCATCGTGTTTAGCACACGGATGTTGGAGAGCGCCATCCAGGCGGGGGATCGCCCGTAGACCTCGCCAGGGCTGGTCATGTAGCGCAGGATGGCGAACGGCCAGGCCGCGTAGCCGCCTTCGTCGAGCCTGTGCTTCTCGCTCGGGATGTAGTAGCAGGACGCCCACGGCAGGGCCTTGTGATCCATCCGGCCCGGGTCGTAGTCGGTGCGCGGACAAACCGTGTGCGCGACCTCCACTAGCTCGTCGGGGTTCTTGGCAAGCTTCTGCTGGAGCTTGGGCGGCATCTTGCCGGGCCATTCCTGCTCGACCTGGCGCAGGCTCCACATGAAACAGCGGTGCAGCGTGTCGACCATGCCGCCGCTATCCTCCTGAATCCAGAAGTTGCCCAGGTGCAGCGCCTTGTAGGAGATGCCGCCCGGCCGGCCCATCTTCGGCCGCCGCTCGTCGACGAACACCGCGCCCGTGCCGAAGAACGTGAACTGCAGCAGCGCTGAGTTCCATTGCGCATCGAACGCAGCCATCGGGCTGTAGCGGGCGCGGAACACCCGATCGGTCAGGCTGTCGCAGTGGCGCTTAACAGAGCCCGACTCGTTCAGGTCGTCGTTGTCGGTGGTGATCTTCTGGTAGCGCTGGTTCCCTGGCGTCGTGAACGCCATGATGGCCGCGGTTGCCTTCTGGCCGGCCAGGGCCGCGGTCGAGTCAAGCATCAGCTCGGTGCGCAATTGGCCCTGGTTCTGCAGGCGCTGGAAGTTGTTGTCCTGCGGCCAGCAGCGGTCGGCGATCATCTGGAGCGTGGAATCCCACGTCGCGCGCTCATTGCGCGCGTTTTCCAGCCGCCTGACTAGGTGCTCGATGTCCACTTACGAGCCCAACAGCGTCTTCGCGGCCGTCAGCGGTTTCGGTGCGTTCTGGTCGTGCAGGATCGATGCCGGCCGGCCCTTGCGGCGGCGCAGCATGTCGTCGTATTCCTGCTGCGATGCTTCCGTGTCCTCGATGACCGGGGGCGGTGGCGCGGTAGGCGTGCTGCGCGATCGACTGGATGACATCGGCGCACTGTGGGGGCGCCGGATGTCAATGTGTTGCCCCTAGCGGAGCACGCTCGGCGCCCTACCGGCGAAGTGCTGGCCCATCGCGGCGCCTTCGTTGCCGGCCATGTCGACGAACCGGCGCCGGCCTCGTGCCAGATACCGCAGCGAGTCGGCCGTGTTGCTGGTCCAGTCGTGCAGCGGGTTGTCGCCGAAGCGCTGCAGTTTCTCGCTCCACTCCCTGCGGTACAGCCTCAGGCCGTCCAGCGCGCGGCCCATGCGGGCTTTGGCCTGCTCTGGCGTCTCATCCACGAACGGGAGCGGAGCCGTGTTGAACTCGCACATCGGCATCATCTGGCGCACGGCGTTGATGCCCTGGTTCACCGTCTGGTCTCGGTCGAGCACCCGCAGCGGGCGAACGCCGAGCTTCTTGGCTGTGGCCTCCAGCGTGTTGCCGCCGATGTCGCGAATGTTCCCGTGGCCGCCGTCGTGGGGCCAGATGTGATCAGCGTAGAGGTAGGGCTTTTCCCTCAACTTGCGGGCGTACCAATCGACCCCGACACCTGAACCCTCCAGCACATCGATGAGCCGAACCCGGCCGGAAGGTGGCTGCTGATAGATCCAGATCACGGTGGAGTCGTTGTGGCCCAAGTCCCAAGCCGTGCCTACTGGCAGATGAGACAGCCATGCGAACTCGCCGATGCGCCCCTCCCTGGCTGCGCGGCTCATCAGTTCACCGTAGTAGGCGCCAGGCACAGCGGCATCGAAGTCGCAGTAATACTCCTGGGCGATGATGGCTTTCGCCTCGGTCTCGCCGCGCTCGGCCTCCAGTTCCCTGCGTTCCCTGGCGATGGTCTCCTGCGAGATCGCCCCGGTATCCTCGACCGTGAGCACTTGGCCGAACCAGTCGTCGTCGCGCATGGCGAACTCGACCAGCTTGGCGAAGTGGTTGCGCCCACGAGGGGTGGAGATGAACAGCGCCCAGCCGCCGTTCTCAGCCATGATCGGGCGCAGATAGGCCCATGAGGACGGATCGGACAGCGCGTATTCCGAGAACACCACGCCCACAGGTGGCGATCCGACCAGGGCGTTGTAGTTGTCCGATCCGACGACCTGCCAGGTGCTGCCGTTCTTGAAGCGGATGAACATGTCCTGATCGCGCGTCGTCTCGCGGATCTCGTGCGGGAACGCTTCGTCGATTCGGCGCTTGGCTGTGTGCGGGTTGACCGCGTCCCAAATCGCCTTGCGGGCCTGGTTCGCCATCGGCAGCATGTGCCAGTAGCCGCCGACCCTTGACATGGCCGAGACGGCCGCCCAGTGCAGCGCGAGGTCATCTTTCCCCGCCCGCCTGTGCCACGCCACCGCCAGCCTCTTCTTGCCAGACCACAGGGCCTTCCACGCCGCAGCCTGATAGTGGCGCGGCGCCCAGCCGTTCGGGAGGACGATCTCAGGCATCAGGGCGCATGATCTTGACGATCAGAGGCTCGGCCGCGTCGCCTGACAGCTGCAGCGGCAGCAGTTTCGGGTAGATCGTTCCCCAAAAGATGCGCTCGTTCGCTGGGTGCTCCTTGGCCCACTTGACCAAACGATCAGCGCCCCCGAGCGCAAGGGCTGCCGCGGCGATCGCATCCTTGGCTGCGACGGTGGTTTTGTTCGGAATGCCTTTCCGGCTGCCGCCTTTTGGCTGCGGTCGGCTCTTTTTGGGCACTGTGCCGGTGGTCACGCTGCCTCCCGCTTCACCTTGCGCTTCACCACGACAGGCGGGAACACCGATACCAGCACCTCTGCCGCCTCCTGGCGCTGCCTGACGCTGTACGGCACCCGATACGGCACCCGGACGGGTATCTTCGGCACCTCTGTCCGCTGCTTCTCCAGAACCTGGCACCAGAGGTCGATGAGCGGTTCTCCTCTATGGTACAGGGGCTGAACCCCTCGCTTGTAGTGCAGCAGCACCCTGAAGGACGACGCGAACCCAAGGAGCGCGCTGATTTCGGACAAGGTTCGGCCGGTGGCCTCCAAGTCCTCGATCAATATGCGCCAGTCTGGCGCGGAATGGCGAAATGTGGTCATGCTTGGTCCTTCAGGGCGCGCACGGCTTCGAGCCCGCACTGCGTCGCCCACTGCTCGAACGCCTCTCGGGTGCCATTCGGGTTTGCACTCATCAAATATTCCTTGTGTTGTGACCGGTCACGTTCTATAGTTCAGACATCGACAACGCTAGCGGGCACCGGCCCGCCTGCGAGTGCGCCAGCACTACATCAACCACAGGAGATACGGAATGATGCCAACCCACATGACTGCCGGAGCATGTTTCATGGAGCCCGAAGACGGCGCCCGTCGCCTCGTTGTCGGCGAAGTCCTCCACGCTCTCGATGACCATCCTTCGCGTCGCGGTCTGCTGGTGCAGGAATACGAAGACGGCCGTTGGTCTGTCGTCTGCCCGCTGACGGATGCCAATTTCATGCTGGATGCGCTCGCTCCGACAAAGTGGATCTCCGCCAGCTACTACCTGCGCGACCTGATTGAACGTGGCGAGCCGGTGACGCTCGCGATTGAGCGAGCGGCGCTCGCCTGATCCATGCCCGCCAAGACCGCCGCCGAGCGCAAAGCCGCCGAGCGATCCCGCAGAAAAGACGCGGGCCTCGTCCGTCTGGAACTGTTCGCCAACCCCGACGACCACGCAGCCATCAAGGAGCACGCCCGCAGGCTTGCCGCTGCTCGCGCGATTCGGCTCAAGCGCTGACTCTCGGGTGCTGTTGGTCATGACAGCCTCGGGTTCATGTTCGGGAACAAGTCGCGGATCAGCGCGCCTGATGCATCGTCAACAGGGATTGCTCCACGGTCGATCTGGCTGTTGCGCCAGCCATGCCAGAAGGCGCGGCTCTTGTCGCTTCCAGGCTCGCCGCCGCCGTGAGCGCCAAACCGGTAGCCTGCGACAATCTCGTCGTTATCGAGCGTTTCCAAATCTGCCTTGGTCCGCACTGGTGAGAATTCGCTCATCACGCCTCCTTGCCACGCAGCGCAGCGATTGCGCTGTCTACGCTGTCAACCTTGACCACTTGACCGCGCCACTTTGCGAACCATTCGGCCTGCGTTGGCCGCAGTTCGCGACGGCGCTTGTCCTTCGCTTCGCCGGGCTTCACCTCCATCAAGAGGTTGATCCCGCGGAACCCTACGAGCAGATCGGGGCAGTCGTCGCCGACCATCGCGAGGCTTTGAACTGAGGCTCCGAGCGCGCGCAGAGCGTTCACGATCGCGCCATGGTTCTCGTCGGTGCGTGCCGCGCGCCTCATGGCTTGGCCCTCGTTTCGTAGTGCCTCGCCTGAGTGAACACCGGCCACAGATCAGTCTTGCCGTCCTGGAACATCACCAGTAGGCACGCACGCGGGGCGCATCCGTTAGGCGTTACCCACCTCACCGCGACGGCATCGGCCCACTCGCCAGACCTGTAAACGTCCTTGTGAACGCCGCGCACTTGCATTTGCTCGGCCTTCATCCCCGCTCCCCGCTGATCCGGCCGGCCCACGCCTTGACCCGTTGATGACCAGCGAGCCACGTCTCGCCGAACATGTTCTCCAGCGCCCGGCGATACGCGGCGGTCATCTGGCGCAGGTTGCGCGCGTCCTTGGCCTCGTGGCTGTGCGCGAGCATGCGGGCTTGGCACTCGCTGCACTTGCCGGCGAAAGTGGCGTGGCGCGGGTTGGCGTCAGCCTTCGCGCATTCCTGGCAGTTTGGGCCGACGAAACAGGCTGACATAGGCGATGGTATTGCCTGCCCTCCGTTCGTCGAACCTTGGGCCACTTCCGGCCCGGCGTGAGGCATCGTCATGCCGCCACCTTCTGCGCATCCACCCAGCGCGCAGCGAAGCAGGCTAGCCGCCGGCCGCTCGGGTCATCGGTGATCCGCACCTTCGCCTTGACCGCCGTAACGTGCGTCATGACGGTCGATACGCTGAGATCGAGCACCCTGGCAATTCGTTTGTTGCAGCAGCCGGCGCCGATCATGTGGAGCACCTGCTGCTGCCGGTCGGTGAACTCCCTCATGCCATCCTCCCGAGGTCGAATACGCTGGCCGGCACGCGGCGCGCAATGTCGCGGATCATGTGCGGCGCCAACTCGGCGCGCTTGTCGTCGATACGCATGATTTCGTCCTCGCTCAAGTCGTCCCACATGGCGTCCGACCGCTGCGGCGCATCAACGACATCGAGCACGGCGCACCGGTTCGCCACGCCCTTAGGCGAACGCTTCGCGCAACCAAGCCTTT